TGTTTTTTGTTTCTTCCGCCTCCCGGATCCGGAACAGTTTTTCTGCTTCCGTATCCTTCACCCAGGCTGTGCCGTTCCACTTCTGATATTCCCCTTCCGGCGATAACCAGGTGACATTTTCCGGTAACGAGCCAAGTTCAGAAATAAATAACGCGTCGCCGGAAGCCACGTCATAGACGGTTTTTCCCCGATGATCTTCAACGAGATGCCACGATGCCTCATCACTGTTGAAAACAGCCACAAAGCCAGCCGGAATATCTGGCGGTGCAATATCGGTACTGTTTGCTGGCAGACCTGTATGAGGCGGAATATATGCGTCACCTTCACCAATAAATTCATTAGTTCCGGCCAGCAGATTATAAATTTTTATGGTCCGTGGTTGTTCACTCATTCTGAATGCCATTATGCAAGCCTCACAATATAGTTAAATGCGATGTTTTTGACGGTGTTTTCCGCGTTACCAGCAGCGTTAACGGTGATGGTATGTCCATGTGAACCAATCGCAACGGAGTGCGTATGAGCACCAATACCGACAGTATGTGCGTGTGCACCTGCGCTTGCAGCAGTACCCGATACAGAGTGCGTATGAGCGCCTGCAGAAGAAGTGTTAACACTGTATTTAGAATAATCAGGTGATCCACTTCCCGGAGCACCACTGGAACCACCTGAAACAAATGTCATCGAATGGGTATGTGCACCGGCTGAAGCAGCCGTACCGCTAACACTATGGGTATGCGCACCAGTGTTATTCGTGGATTTAGTGCCGTAATCAAACGACGATGTGGTTTTCGTCCCCAAATCCGTACTGGATACGCTGGCGCTGTGGGTGTGTGATTTAATGCCGTCCTGTTCCTGAGACAATACGGCTCGATCACTGGCGGGCTTGCCCTTAATCGTCCAGCCACGCATATCAGGGATCACGCCTGACGGATAAGCGGCTGCAAGTTTCGGGTAAGCAGATTTGTCAAAAGTCTGCCCCTGCATCAGGGCATAACCAGACGGAACGGTATCTGATGGCCACGGGATTGGTGCACCGACTGGGTAGCTTTCTGGTGGAAGATTTTTCGAGGTATAAACTTCTGCCCAGTCTTCCTCAAAACCATAGCCATCTCTTGAGGAACGGTAGAACAGACCTCCATTTCTGTAATGCGCCTTCATCTGCAATGTCCGGCAACTTCCGACTCCGGTATAGAAGTTAACCAGAATATAGCTGTTGCCAGAGCGGGTGACATTGTAAGCGCCTGATTCGGCATTCCAGGGAACGCCACCATCCGCATCGGCATATGTATCCGTTGCCCTTCTGGCAAAAGCAGCCACATGCGCGGCGGTTAAAGTAATATCTTTGGAACCATCAAACTCAACACCAGAAACCAGTCTTGGCGTTTGCAGCTTTGTTGCTGTTAATGCATTACCGTTCAGACTTGCGGACAGTTTGGTTCCAATAACCAGTTCGCCGGTTGCGTTATCAATAGCAAACGGTCTTAATGTATTCCAGCCACCATAAACATCACCTTGATTGGTAAGCAGCAGGTAAGTTTTAGCGCCATCATTACGCCATAATGCACCATACTCCCCACCTATCATTCGAATCTGATTACCACCACGCGCTACAATTTCGTCTGTGGCAAAAAGTTTTTTGCACGACAAGTTATCGTTAACGATTAACGAATGAGACTCATAAAAACCACGCCCACTCTTAAAATCAAGGATAACGTCCGCCGCGATACATTCAGTCGCTGGATTTGTTGCCCCAAACTTATAGGTCGTATCATTAACAACGAGATCAGCACCAGGTGCGGATATTGACAGGCCATCTTCGATAAACGCAAAAACAGGGAAAGCAGCGCCATCAACATAGAACACAGAGCGCAAATCATCGCCCTTATTACTCATCATTATTGAGTGGATGGCTCGTTCATTGTTTTGATATTGCCAGAACATTCCATAAGCATAACGCCCCCTGTCAGTCCAGCCACCAGGCATAACAAATCCGTTAAACTCGCAGTTATTCATCGGATCGCCTGCGGTTCGCGGTGCCGTGGTGATAATGACCCTTGATGCCAGTTCGCTTACTGAGCCAGCAGAACGCATAACAACAACAGGGTAATATTTTCCAGATGTTGCACCTGCAGGAGCGTTAACCCGCACATAACGCATACCACGCTTATCAGCAAAGTCTGTTTTACTGACCGCGTTAATGTTGTTCAGGAAGCGTCCCTTATCGGGTATATCAGCGCCGTTCTGGTCTTTCTGCAGACGTTTCTCTGCATTGTCATAGGCTGATTTTACTGCCTTTGGCGTTGCCGCCAGCGTTTCAGACGTACTGTTGGTCGCACTGCTGAGCTGTACTATCCCCTTTTTCGTCGTACTTGCATCCTCAAGCGCCACGGCGGATGCAATATCCTCTGCCCGTTTAGCTGCTGTCTCGGCGCGCGTTGCCGCGGATTCCGCCGTACTTTTGCTCTGTGCTGCCGCCGTCGCACTGCCAGCTGCCTCTGTCGCCTTCGTGGATGCTGTCGTGGCGCTGCCCTTCGCTGCTGACGCCTGTCTGGTCGCCTCATCTTTTGAAGCTGACGCCGATGATGCCGATGACGCCGCCGAACTGGCGGACGATGCGGCAGCCGTTTTTGAGGATTCTGCGCTGGTTTCCGACGCTTTCGCGTTCGTCTCGGATGTCTTCGCTGCGGAAGCAGACCTCGCTGCTGCACTGGCCTGTTCAGTGGCTTCGCCAGCCTTCGTTGTGGCTGTTGAAGCAGACGAGGCGGCACTTTCTGCCGACTTTCCGGCAGCGGTGGCACTGGCTGAGGCCTGCCCGGCACTTGTTGACGCGGCACTGGCAGATGATGCTGCCGCTGTTTTTGAGCCTGCCGCAGCTGAGGCACTCTGTCCCGCTGCCGTTTCAGAAGACCTGGCGTTCGTCTCGGACGTCTTTGCCGCCTTCGCGGAATTTCCTGCCGCCGTTGCCGAGGAAGCGGCACTACTGGCGCTTGATGATGCGTTCGTTTCTGATGATTTCGCTGCCTCTTTTGAGGCCGCCGCATCCCGGGCTGAGGTGGCAGCTTCTGACGCCTTTGTGGTCGCTGCGGATGCAGAAGTGGCTGCAGATTTTTGTGACGCTGCCGCATTCGTTTCTGACGTTTTCGCCGCACCGGCACTGGTAGCTGCCGCGCTTTTTGAGGACTCTGCAGCGGCAGCACTTTTTGATGCTTCAGTAGCCTTTGTTGATGCCGTTCCTGCGCTGGAAGACGCTGACTGAGCCGACGTCGCGGCCTGCCCGGCTGATGTGCTGGCTGCACGTGCTGAGCCTGCAGCATCAGTCGCATGGGTTGCCGCCTCACGGGCTGATGTGCCGGCATCGCCGGCTGACTTCTTCGCGGCTGCCGTGTTCTGTGCCACCGCGGACGCGTTACGCGCCACCTCTTCCACCATCAGCTCAAAACGGCGCAGTGCCTCCGGACGGGCATCATCCTCCGTCATGGCACCGAGAAAATCATTCAGCGTACCGGGTCGGGAATCTTCATACACGGTGATGGTCCCGGCATGTGACGGCGGGAATCCTTCCACCAACAGAATAACGCTGTACTGACCGTACTCAACGTCCATACTGTAACGCCCGGCTTCATCCGGATTTTCTGAGGCCAGCGTGTTCACCACCACCGTGGTGCTGTTACGTTTTGCTTTCAGCTGGATTGTGCAGTTCTGTACCGGTTTTCCTGTGCCGTCTTTCAGTACACCTGAAATCTTTACTGCCATATTCACCCCACAAAAAAGCCCGCCTGAACCGGCGGGCTGTCATAACACTGTGTTACCTGGCTAATCAGAATTTATAACCGACACCCACGATGAAACTGTTGGTACGCCAGTCACCGCTGCCGGAGCCTTCATAAGCGACGTCAACGGCCACGGATTCGGTCGGGTTAAACTGCACGCCAGCTCCCCACGCCAGAGACGTGTTGCTGTGGCGACCGTCATCACTTCCGGTCAGCACATCGTGCGTTTTCCCCTTGTTGTCAGTTACGCGGATATAATCTCCGGAGAAAGTCGAAACACGGCTGTAAGCCATACCCGCCATCGCATACGCGCTGAACCATTCATTCACGCGCACAGACGGCCCCGCCATCACGCTGAACCAGCGGTTACGCACGGAATCTTCATGCCAGCGGGTATCGCTGTAATGCGTTTTTTGCTCATCTTCAGCGTTGGCATAACTGAATGACGTAATCAGCCCCAGCGTGTCCGTAAACTCATAACGGTATTTCACGTTAATCCCGTTCAGATCATCGCTGCCGGGAGCGTTCGTACGGGCATGAAGATACCCTGCGCTCAGTGTGGCCTGCTGCTCAGACGCCCATGCAGGCGCACCGGATACGGCCAGACAGATGGCTGCGGACAAAATGGCTGCACAAACTTTACGCATAATTACCTCTCGCTTTTCTGCAATAAAAAAGGCGCCATTTCTGGCGCCCGTATATGGGTTATAAAATTCAGCTGATACTGATGCCTGCGGTGGCTTTCTTCATCACCACAACCAGCAAATCGCTGATACTTGCTGTGGGATACCAGTCATTTACCAGCCATGCTGACACCGAAAACTCCAGCGTCATGTGGCCGTGACCAGCTGGCATATCAATAACACCACTGTAAATCAGCGTATTATCCAGCGCGGTACGGTTATAAATTTCAGCACCATTTTTCTTCACTATCAGGCGGCATGACGAATAAATATCGTTATTCTCCCGCTCATGTTTAGCGCCGCAGAATGCCACCGCTGGAATAACAATTTGCCTGTCAAAAGGCTGATCGTCATAAATCCTGACGGTAATGGTCCCTGATGGCCACCGCTCCGGTGCCCGGGAGTCCCGCGGGAAAGCCTTACCCACTGTTTTGACAATATCGCCTTCAATCTGATTGGCTGACAGTTTCCCCTTAATCTGACAGTTCTCATTAATCGTGACGTTGTTGAGCGTCCCGGAGTTCGCATTCACACTGCCACTGATATCCGCATTTTTAGCAGTCAGCTTTCCGTCCGGTGTCAGGGAAAATGCCGGTGGATTTCCACCGCTGGTAATGGTGGGGGCCGTCAGGCGTTTCAGGAACACGTCGTTCATGAATATCTGATCGCCCTGACCAACAAACATCGGTTTTGTGTTGCCATTCGCAGGATTAACCATCGCAATCCTGTCCGCCGCCAGCAGCACCTGACTCTGCATGCCGTCAGGGGTGTTCTCAATACCGGCACCAATACC